AGCTCAATTGAGAATCCATCGCGTAGGCCTTCCATGGCCTCTGTCAATGCATCTGTGCCAGCTGTGGTGTTAGCGATTTTAAATGTGGCCGTCATTTCCTTATCGTTCACACTCATGGCGATACTTGTCCCAATCCTGCGAGTATTGTCATGCTCAAGGTTAAGAAAAACATCCTGTGGCTGAATTGATCCACGAGCAAAAACAACTTTGCCGGTTGATGCATTTGCGTGCTCATTGAAAGCAACAATGCGACCGCTAATTGTGCGTGCATCTGAATCGGCTGCCGTAATTTGCATTGGTGTTGTCAGCTTCATGAGATCATGTCCTCCATTTGTCTAATTTCATCGGTCGTAATTGCGCCGATGTCAAATAAAATCTTGTAAATTTCTGCACGCTCTTTTTCTGATCCGCGAAGGTATGCCTTCAAATCAAATTCCACGCGCTGTGTTGATGGCGTGAAATCTGGCATTGATAAACGGCTGGATATGCTGTTCATCAGCGGGAGCAGCGAGAAATCCAAAAGAGTTTGACGCGCCGTTTGGGCGTTTGCATATGTCATGGATGATCCAGTCGGCGCATCAATAAAGTAAGCCGGAATTCCCACGGCACGAGCCAATTCTGTTGCAATGATTTCGCGTGCGGCATTGAGGCCGATTTGCTCTGGAGAAAATCCAACTGTTGTCAATTCAACATCGGCATTAAGAAACGCCGTGCCGCGATTTCTACGAGCTGCGCCCCATGCATCCAAAAGTTTTGCAATGCGATCAGCTGGCAATGCTGTGCCATTTGATTTCAAAACCATCGATGGCACCGGCTCTTTTGCATACATTGCTGCTGCTCGCTCAAGCTCTGCACCAGCACGGATTGTGCGACCTGCGCGATTCAATAAACCTTCATCGTTACCATAAAACACAACAAGTGAGCCAACACCAGACATTGGAACACGCGATCCATCGACTGTGTAATACTCAATTTGCGTGCCGATTGAATTTAAGAAAACGCCAACGCGATTGGGAGCAACGCGCCACATTTGTCGAACACGGCCTGTGTCTGCAAATAAATCGATTATTTGGAAATACGAAAATCCCGTGAATAATAAATCCTCACAAGCCCAGACCCATGATGCGGCTCCTGGTACTCGCTTGTCCGGATCAGAAATCACAACAGGTTGATCAATAATTGCACCTGTTGTTTTGTCGCGAGTGATCAACGGAATCGTGGCGATTGAATTGCAAATCATATTGCGTGCGCGAGCAATTGCCGGCACACTCATTGCTTCCTCGCGGCTGACAATGTAATCAGCTCCACCAAATGGGAAAAACGCATCCAGCGTTGGAGCTGGCCCAATTTGTGCAGCTACATCAGCACCGCGGTCAATAGCCACAGCTTCGATGGTGCGCTTTCGATCAAATAATCCCATGGGGCGATTTTCTCAAAATGTCAAGCATCAACCCACTAAAATGTCGATTTCGGTTTCTGGGCGTGTCGCAAAGTGTGTGACCAATGCTGATGCTACGGCAGCGGCCACGGCTGTACCGCTGGCACGCCTTCCAATAACCCAACCGCCATCGCCTCTACGCAATTGCACAGCTGAAAGAATCTGCTCAGTCAGCTTTGATTGATTTCGATGTTTCAAACGCCCAGAATTGATTGCACCCAATAATTCATCGCACGCTTGAGGATAATCCGCATCCATGTCATGGATCGGGATACCAGCCGGCTGCATACGCGATGCAACAGCTCCGGATGTGCGCCTTGAGTAAAGCAAATACTCAATTGGATACTTTCGGCAATATGAGGCCGCATCGTTGGCAATTGCCCGATCATCAAGCTGGATTGTGTTTTCCCATGTGTGCAACAGCTTCACAATAAAAGTCTCCGACCCGAGTTTTTGACCGGCCACCAATGCAGCATTTTTGCGATCCGGTGAAATATCGATTGCCATCCATGTGAGCTTGTCCTCATCAAGGTCAATTGTTTCATCGCCACACTCTTGCCACTCTTTGGCTCCCACAACGCTGGAGATTGTCTGAACCCATCGATTCAAAACCTCAGTCATAACCACATCGGGAGGATCATTGAAAACGGCTCGGATGTTGTCTGGGTGAATTGTTATGTTGAGGCCGGGATTGGCGAAAGCTGCATTTTCCAATGAAATTTCATCAGTCGGTGCTGACCACTCAAAATATCCCACATCATCGGCTGCGCCACTAGCTGCGGCCAAACCGCGCTCGCGCAACTGGTTGAGCACCATTGAGTGTGAATCACCAGCCGAGCTGAAACAATTGACCTGTGGATTTTTTGCAGCCATTAAGGTGTAGCGCATTGCAGCAAATGTCTCCATGTCGTGCAGCTCTCGGATTTCATCCATGTGGATGGTTTCCGGCTTTGACAATCCACGAGCTGCCGATCCACCAGCTTTGATGATAAATCGATTGCCTTTGAGCGTTTGGATTTCCTCGGCTCCATGTTGCCAGCGGATTCGCTTTACCTGATTGGCCAAATCTGCATTTTCCTCGATGATCTGCACAATGGCTCGGAATTGCTCCAGCGATGTGACTAGCCGGTGAGCTGTGGAAACCTGCAAGGATTCATCCCAATGGAAAAGACCCATCATAATTCTGGCCATCATGTAAGTGCTCTTGCCATTTTGCCGGGCTACCGATGCGACTGTCACGGGATGGTGATACCTCCCATCCGGCTTTACCTTGAGCGAATGCTCGGCCAGCCACTTTTGCCATGGCATAAAGCCGCCCGGGATGATCTGCTCAGCAAAATCAATCAATTCAAAGCCGCGTGAAGGCAAATCATTGAGCGGTGAGTGGATTCGTGGAGCTGTTACCGGCAAAAAAACCGATTCCAGCCGATCTGAGACGATTTCAGCCGGTGGTGTATCAATGATGACCTGATCATCACTAATCATGACTTATCGACTCGTTTTGGGGTACAAAGAGACCATGGAGAGTCGGGGGTGTCTTGTCCGTTTCAAAAAAACGACCACCTTTGACCAAATTGCACTTTTGACACAATTGCCTCAAATTCCATAATTCATCGCTCCCATTAAGCCTCTTAGGTATCACATGATCAATGTGCATCTGGCCGTCAGTCTGGCCACACATCTGACAGCATCCATCACGCTTCAATACAGCTTCTCTGATCTTACGCCATCGAGCGGTGCTGCCACCTTTCCAGTTGCGTGACATCAATGCCACCCATGCTTTCGCCAATGTGCCAAAGCACCATTGCATATCTTGCCTTGATACCGGTGATCGATGTATCGCAATGTCCAATCAATCATGCGGAAGCCATCAAGGTTTCTATACTTTGTATTTCGCATTTGACCTAAGCCAAAGTGATTGCCATTGGGATTGATTGCCTCCACACGCCAATTGCTCTCCTTTGTAATCAATGTGTTAAAGCATTGGAATTCTTTGTAGTTCACAATCCTTGAATGTGCATAAAGCTTTAATGAATCAATTGATGGTTTAACTTCTTTTGCAGCTGTTGCCGGTGTTGTGCCAACAACACACAGCGCGGCCAATAGCACCAAACATCGCGCCCGAGCTATCCGGCACACCGGCTCGTCTGCGAGTCTGGAGCGTACCAACGCTGTCAAATACTGAGCGTAATCTTGGGCGATTCCAACAGGTTCCGCACACCTGTGGACAAAGCCTGTGGATAACTTCATAGGTGCAACCTGTCCTCACATGGCTTGCAAAACCACATCACAGCTCCATCATCTTGCCGATCATACTCATTGACCATGGTGTCATCATCGCAATCGCTGCAATTCATAACACCGCCAAATCCGCTAAAACTGTAAATCTTGCCATCGGTTGCAATGTGGATGTCTTTTGGGTTGATAGTCATTGGCTTAACTCTCCGATCCTTGCATCATCAACAATCTTGATTCCAAATGTGCCACAGCTCATGCATTGTGCAAACCACTCATGTGCTGTTAACTCTGCGCCTTTCTTGAGGCCATGTCGTTGCTTAGGCTTTCCGTAAAGCTTTGAACAAATCGAACAATCAAATTGAAGGATGTGCATAATTACTCCTTTGTAAAGTCTCAATGGGTTGCAAATTGATTTGGGGCACGCTCCAATTGTTTTGTGATGCGTTTCGATAGCGTGGTTTCTTTGCAATTGCTACTGGCATCCAGCCAACAATGTGCATCTTTGGTGAGTTGCCTGTGACAAGTACAGCAATGTCACGATCATGTCGATCTGATTCCTGAATCCACAAATTGCTGTTGGGATTGGCTGACCATTTGACTTCAATGTGTTCGCCCACATCGGCTTTGGTTTTATCCCATGTGATGCCCGGTGTGTACTCGTAACCCAATCGTTTGGCTACCACAAGCTCGGCCAGCATTGATTCGCCCATTTGTGCCACATACTCAAACCATGACAGGTTTTTAACAATGCGTGAGCTGTGATCAGCTGATCGATCATGGCAATGTTGAATGGCTGCAATCATGCATTGCACTTCCTCGATGCGATCTATCATTTGAATTCCACAAGAATTGAAGGAAATGGAGCTGATGCTTTGCCATCACCAAATTTCACACGGCCTCGCATAAATGTCACCTTGTGGCGTATTGCATAATCGTGAAACCAAGCTGTGTCTGTGCGTGCCGGCAAAAGCATCACAATCTCAGCATTGACAGATTCGTGATGTGCTTTTTTGACCCAATCTTTAATTTGTCTGCCATAAGGTGGATTGCACCAGACACGATGGTTTTCCCATGACATGGCCAACCCATCGCGCAGCAATGGATCCTCATGGTCTAAACCAAACCAATGCGGTGTTTTGTGGTTTGTTGAGCTGGCAGCAACATCCAATGTGAAATGGTGTATTGCATCCAATTCATCAAACAGATTTTGTGGCGTAGCCCAATCATCAGTTTGGCTCAATGGCATGTAAGCGTTCATCGGCAATCACCACAAAACCAAATGATGTTGTCTTGTTTGTCATAGCCTTTTT